CTTGCACTGCCGGCAGTGTTACGGTGATTACTGCGGCAGAGTTGTAATTGATCATGTACAACTCGCCAGTCTCAGCAGTAGCAATTGTTTTATCGCCAGTAATTGTTTCTACTCTTTGACGACTTGCGACTCTTGCCGCTCTTCCAACTTTAGCCATAATATATTCTCCTTCAAATATTAATAAATTATGTGGGTATTGGACCCAATTCATATGTAAATAGTTCATAGAATAAGAAAACCCCCGATCCGAAGACCGGGGGTATCTTTTTTTGGTCTAACCTAGAGGTTAGGATCCAGACTCGCCAAGAAGTCCACGGCAGATAACCATTCCGTACATATCTGGACGGACCATTTTCTTCGCATAACGAGTCATTACACCCTTACGAGGAACAAAGTCTTCTGGTCCAAAGATGGTTGGAGTTGTTTGGAGAGGTACATACGGAGCATATACATATCCAGACTCAAGGAAAGAATTTCCTTTACGTCCAACAAGGATACCATTACGTGGGAAGTAAGGATCAACGATAACGTCAAACTTACGATTCAAAGCACCAACTTTGACAGCGCCAATTTCGCCTTTGTCAGCATCAGCAGTAACATTGGCACGGAATCCAGCAGTGAATTCTAGAATGTTAGCAACTTCAGGAGAGGTAACGATATAGTTAGCACCACCACGAAGAGTCTTTCTGTGAATTTGAGCAGAAACATCATTGATAGTTTCAATGAGAGTCTCGTACCATTCAGAAACAGTTCCGGTGAAGTCAGGAGCAGCAGAAGTTGCACCAAGTTCAGCACCAGTTTCACGGTTTACAAAAAGACCCGGAGAGCGAGACCAGTAGTAAGTAGCAGCAGTAGCGCCATTTACGAGGTCAGCAAGGATCTCACGATCGATTTCAAGAGCAATTTGCTCAGAAAGGATAGATGTCAATTCTACTTCAGCATCCAAGTTGTGGTAAGCATTCAAGTCTTGTCCCAATTCAGGAGTCCACTTTGCTTTCAACTTCTTGGTTTGTGCTGTAATAGCAGTTGAATCTACCTTGATATCGATCTCAGGAATGAATTCGTTTCCTTCCAGTGCCATATCGTCCATCTCTAATGATCCAAGACCTGCACCTTCTTTAAGCCTGTCTTGAATAGGGAAAGTAAAACTATCTTGACCAAAGTTGGCATTTAATACTGTTGCTGCCTGTACGGCTGAACTGTTATCAACGGTAAACACAAAACGTATTGCGTCACGACTACTGCCGGGTACAGCAATACTATCTGCGTTTGATACACGATCGGACAAACGACGAATTTGAGTAGCAGTTGTAATAGCAGTTTCGGCTGTTGCAAGATCAGTAGAACTAATCTGGAAAGCAGACAAGTTGTTGAAATCAGGAGCACCATCAGTTGAAACTACAAGACCAACATCAATATCAAGGACTGCGCAATGCAGAGATGAATCTGTGATATTCAATAAATCAACATCATATTTGACCAATTTCTGGTTTGTCTCTGATACGGCACCGTCAAGAGCAAAGATAAGACACTTTGCTGTTGCAACAGCAGCACCAGCAGCAGTAATAGACCCACTTGGAGAACCATAAGCATAACCAGTAGAACCATCACGTCCGGGACCACTAAAGCCTGCTTTAGATGTGGCGTCAACTAAATCAACACCATCAATGATTCCAGAACCAAGTTGGTTTGTACCATAAATTGATTTATCTTTGGTGTTACCCATACGAGGGCTTACTTGTGCACCGGCTGCCCCTGCATCACCAGAGAAAGTGAAATCAAGGAAGAAGATCAGACCAGATGGCAAAGACATTGGCTGAACACTAACAAGATCGTTAGCAATAAGTCCGGCGAATACACGACGAACGATTGGAAAAGCAACAGCAGCGAAACCTTCGATGCTACCACCAGCAAGACCAGAAGCCTCACGAAGAAGTTCCTTTGCTTGGTTTTCGAGAAGACGAGCCATGTTATGCTTGTCTTGATCATTTTGAAGACCTTCAAGCAAACCAGTTGATGACCACTTGTTTAGGAGAGCCTCTCCTTCACGAGCCATATCACGGTTCACGATGCCTTCGGTTAATTTTTCTACAATAGACATTATATTAACCTCCTTTATATATGTTATTTAATGCCTGCAAGTTTCTGCATCTTCTTAACAAAAGAGTCATCAGAATTCTTGCTTTCTTTTAAGTTTTGTCTACGATTTAGCATACCGGATAAATTAGAGCGCTTATTTACAGATTCGCTCAGTGATTGTGGACCTTTATTAGATTCGGATCCCACTGTCGTCGTTAGTGTCTCATGTAATCTTTTTGCTTCTTTCGGAGACTCCGCTTTAGCAATGGCTTCGACAATTTTAGATTTTTGTCGCTCATTCAAGGAGGCATTACCTAAAGTACGGTTTTGATAAATCAACTTTGCGTTTGACAGCAAAGTCTCATCTAGTTTGTTACTTAACTCAGTAACAACTAACTCAAATTTTTGATTTTGAGTTAGCAATAAATCGATTGTTTCTTGAAGTTTGGACGTATCTTCTTCTTCATCTTCGTCTTCTTCTTCATCATGGTGAGCCTCTTTTGCTTCTTCCATGTCTCTATAATATTGTAGGGTACCTTTATCGGTACGGAATGTGCCATCTTTAGTTTCGCCCATATCAGCTTCTATTTCTTCTTCGATGACATCATTTTCTTCAAGCATACTCAGCAACTCTTCTAATAGGCTGTCTGTTGGCTCCTCTTCGTCTGCAGCGGTGTCACCACCTTCGAGGTCTTCTAGGCCTCCCATATCTAACTCAGGCTCTTCAGCGGCTGGATCTAGAGTGTCGCTCTCTTCTGATTCGGGTGCCAATGCTTGTTCTAACTTACCAAGATCAAGGGTGATAAAATCTTCAATCTCTTCCACATCCATAGATAGATCGATTTCTTGATCTGGTGACAACGAAGGGTTACCAGCAAAAGGTGCTTCAATTTGATCTGGGCCTCCGGCGTCCATAGCAGGGGCTCCCATTTCTTCTTCGTTAATCAACTCTTCCTCTGTCAATTCAGAAAGTTCAGCCTCGTTAACAACAAATGGTTTATCACCATTTTCTGATACCGTTACTTTACCATCCCCATCTGCTTCATATACAACAGAAACAGTTCTGCCTTCGTATTTCATCCTTTTACTATCGTCTTGTTCGAGCATCGCTTGGACCGCTTTTTTTATCTGCGGTGCATATTTCTCAATCAAAGATTGTTCGGCATTTTTTAGCGCTGCTTCACGTAATGCAGCGGCATCAATGATGGCTTGTTCTAGCATGCTCGACATTCATTCATCTCCTAGTAATAATATTATTCTTTTTTAAATAGTGCTGTTGTAAAGAAAAGGAATAAATCGCCTATTAGAGTTTTTGGATCGATAAATAGGTTAGGTGTAACCCTGAGTGTATTGAGGTTCCCGATTCGGCTCCGCCGATGTTGCGAAAGTTTATTTTAACTTCATCGCTTCCACTTAAGTGGGCAACCCTGTCTACTCTATGCATGTGGGCTGAATTTTCCACATTCCCACCGGGAAAATAATTTCTAAATGCAATTCCTCCATTGCTTTGGGCATAGTCACAAGATGAAGATATCCAAAGTTGATATTGTGAAGTACCAGTATTGATATTTTGCTGGTATGCGGAAACATTTATGTAATAAAATCCTTCCTCAGGTGCTGTAAATGTATATGTTCCTGTGTTGAAGTCTCCATTGGCGAATGTATTTTTAAGGATTTTGTTAAAAGGTAATGTTTGGAATTCATTTGTTCCGGTTGGACTGTAGGCAAAATTCGAGGAAAGATGTGCCACTAAAGCGAGTGGATCTGTTGATGCTGTTGCACCACCGCTATCAAAAACCAAAGTGACTATGGCTTCCTTATCACTACCGGCAGATTTTCCAACTTTGATATGAATCACATCCCCTTCGGCAACAGATTGATTTAAGTTAGAAAAGATTTTTTGATTACAGTCTGTTGTGCCATCAGAAAAGTTTGATACTTTCTCGGTAAAGGTATCTGCCCCAACTGTCTGATTGACTATGGTAGATCCGTAATTTTGTTGGTTCTTGTAGATGCTTAATGTTATGTTACCATCATTGTCTGTGTTGAAATTATTACCTTTGACAGAAACGATTACTTTGTCTATTTTTGTTGCTTTCGGCACAACAAACCAAGATTTGATTCCAGACGCAGCAGATATAGAAGAAGCATTCACCCAATTAACCGGCTTGTTGTTGGTTGTCAAATCAACATGTCCAACAGCGTATTCCATACCTCCTCCTCCGCCGGAACCACCGCTGGATTGATCAGCCCAAGATAAAGCACCGTTGCCATCTGTAGATAAAACCTGCTTATTGTTTCCATCAGTAGTTGGGAAAGTGAACGCTTCATTAAATGTTATAGCACCACTAGAGCCAGATATTTTAAATCTTGTTGATCCGCTTGTTTCAAGTTTTATCTGATCGTCTTCAAAATCAATTTTGGTATCTCGGTCTGCATCATCTGCCCCAACGATGTCCCCTAGGATCCTTTTACCTTTCGAATATAAATAACTCATGTGCTTTCTCCTTTCAATAATTAGCAAACATAAAAGAAAACGGCCACCCCGAAGGGTGACCGTCCAAGCAAAAAACTTGTTGAGAACAAGTATAATCGAGGATTATACGATTCTCCAAGCGTCAGCAACAACGTATACCATTGTAATAGCACCAAAAGGTGATTCAATCGTAACTGATTCTTCGCCATCAATACGATGATCAGCAGAACCTTTGTTGATTAAGATTTTTGCACCAGAAGTTAAATTACCAGCTTTTGCAACAACAACGTCACCTACAGAAGGTGATGCTGGAAGAGTAACAGTAGCATTAGAAGAAGCATCTGCAAAGTAATTGTAACCCTCAACAAGAGCTTCGCTGTCTGCCTTAAGATTAACATTATTACTAGTAACCTTAAGAACACCAGAAGTAGCAGTCAAACCAGCACCAGCCATAGCAGTTACAAGATCAGCAATTGATTCTTTACGAGACTTGTTAGAGTCGTTAGCATCAACGATAGCAATACTATCAGCAGCGACATCAACTGCAGCAGCAGAAAGTTCGTTAAGGTCAAGAGCCATTACAGCAGAAGAAGCAGAAAGCCCGTCACCAGCAAACAAAGTAGCAAGATCGTCAACCGTATCTTTACGAGACTTGTTAGAGTCAGTAGCATCGATGAATGCAATAGAGTCACCAGCAGCTATTTGAACATCAGACAATTCACTGAGATCAACAAAGAACTCACCAGCGTTAGCACTAAGACCGGTTCCTGCCATTCCAGTAGCAAGATCAGCAATTGATTCTTTACGAGACTTGTTAGAGTCATCAGCATCAATAATAGCAATACTATCAGATGCAACAGCTACAGAAGCAGCAGTCAATTCGTTAAGGTCCAACTGAAGTGCATTTGAACTATAGGCAATACCATCACCAGCAGCGTTTGAATTGATCATAGATCCTTCAACAGCATTTGCAGCGATAGTTAAAGCACCACCGTCAGCAACAGTAGC